GCACGCCAACAAGGCCGTGCTCGACGCCCTGCAGAACGCCGGAAGCGGGGCGGTCATCACCGAAGCCGAACGCGCCTCGCTGGACGGGGCGTTCACGATCCCGCCGGGGACGGAAGCGCTGTGGAACAGCGATCCCCCGGAGACCCTCGGCGAGGCCGTTTCGAAGCTGGCAGTCCTGCTGGCCAAGCATCTCGGCGTTTACAGCGAACCCAACCCGTAAGCACAGGAGAACAGAACCATGGCAGACCACAAGATCCTCATCGGCGACCTTCAGAACGGAATGGTCGTCCACCACCAGGGCCAATGGGCCGAAAACGACCGGGTCACCGACCCGCAGGGCCGGTCTCTTGCCCTTGCCTTCGAAGTCGCGGCAGCTGGGTATGGCATCAGCGGCGCGGTCGACACCTATGCCGAGCTGCCCGATCCGGCCACGCTGCCCGCGAACACGCTCTACATCGTCCGCCAGGACACCGGCGCGCCGAACGGCAACGGCCTATACCGCATCGAGGGCGATCCCGCCGCGTGGGTGTTCCTCGACGCCCTCAACCTCCAGCAGGCCTCCGAGGTGCCCTACGACAACGCCGGGTCCGGTCTGACCGGCACAACCGTCCAGGCGGCGGTCGATGAGATCGCGGCCCAGGGCGCTCCCGTCGCGGGAGACGGTATCGAGGACAATGCCGGAGTCTGGTCCGCGCGGCTGGACAACGCCACCCTCGAAATCGGGACCGGCGACACGCTCGTGACCCTGGCCGGTGCCGGGTCGCCCGCCGAGGCCAACGCGCAGTACAAGGACACGGGCGTTGACTTCGGCGGCAAGTCCGTGTGGTCGCCGGACGGCGTCGATCTCAACCTGGTCCACTTCGACATCAGTGCGGTCCTGCAGCAATGGTGGATGACGGACCGCGTTCCGGGGCTCATCGGCGACATGGAATGCGTCCAGATGGACGGGGGCGACAACTACCAGTTCGGCCCGGACCAGGTCAACGGCATTCACCTGCTGCACACCGGCACGCACCTGCAGGCGGACGCCGTGTACTCGAAGGCAGGCACGGTCGCCGGACACCGCATCCGCTTCGACAGCGGCAGCGACCGCTGGGTGTTCGAGGATGACATGTACGGCGGGATCATGTTCCAGGCGTCGACCACCGGCCTTGCCGGACTCACCGGCGCGTGGGAAGACGCCACGGGAGGCATGGGCGTTACCCCGCCGACCAGCGTTTCCACGACGCCGACCATGCTGCGGGCGGACAACGCCTTCTTCCCTGACCGCTTCTACCTGCCGGATGCCTCGGGCCTGACCGCAAACCTGACCTGGAAACGGTTCGGGGTGCACTACAACGGCACGTGGATTTACGGGGATGCGGCCGGAAGCGATCCCACCACCATCTACCACGACGGCACGAGCTGGCGGGTGATGCAATACGCCATGGACATGGGTGGCGCATCCACCAACGTCCCGGAATCCACCTCCCCGGTCGGCCTGACCTTCGACGAGTGGATGCAGCCCGCCACCATGGGCGTAGCCGAGGCGGAGGCCCACTTCACCGCTGCCACCGACGCCGGGGATTCTCCGGCGGATGCGGCGACCTTCGCGGCCGCCCGGCACGGCACGGGCACGGCCACCGTCACGCTCGGAACCGGTGCGGGGCCCATCCGCGTTGCCGATGAGGGCGTGGGCGCGGTCCAGCTCGCGGCTGCCGTGGCCGGGACCGGTCTGGTTGGCGGCGCGGGCAGTCCGCTCGCCCTGGCTCCCTACGCGGACGGCACCGACTACCAGAGCGGCACCGCCTGGGCCGGAGGTGCCCCGACGACCTACGGGGAGGCCATCGACCGGATCGCCTCCGCGCTGGCCCTCCACTTCGGCACCGCCATCTGAGGCTGATCATGATCCGCATGAAGTCAACCAGCCGATTCGAGCGGAGAAAGGTCCGGCGGCGTGTCGCCGAGGGCTCGATCCGCTCCCTGGGACACGCCGGAGCGGCGTTGCGCCTGACCGCCAGGCGGAGCATCCGGCGATCCGCGAAAGCCTCGCGGCCCGGGCGGCCGCCGCACACCCGTCGCGGGCAGCTCAAGCGGGCCCTGCGCTACGCGGTGGAGAAACAGCACGAGCGCGTGCTCATCGGCCCGACCTACACGGTCGTGGGCCGGTCCGCCGCCGCGCACGAGTTCGGCGGCCGCTACAAGCGGCAGGTGTACCCCAAGCGCCCGCTCATGGGCCCGGCGCTGGAGAAAACCAGGAGCAGGCTCCCACGCATGTGGGCCAACTCCGTGAAGGCATAGGAACCGATTCAACCGGACGGGCGCAGGCCCGGCCACCAACGCAGCAGCAACAGGAGATCTGAACGATGTCGATCAAACTCGGAATGGAAGCAAAGCTCTACTACGGCGCGGCGGGTGCAACCGCCACCTCGGAGCTGACCAACGTCAAGGACGTCACCCTCAACCTGGAGTCCGGCGAAGCCGACGTGACCACGCGGGCCAACGCCGGATGGCGGGCCACCATCGGCACGCTGAAGACCGGCTCGGTCGAGTTCGAGATGATCTGGGACTCGGACGATGCGGGCTTCACCGCGATCAAGGATGCCTACTTCGCCAACACCCCGATTGCCCTGGCGATCCTCGACGAAGCGGGCGGCGAAGGGCTCGACGCCGACTTCTCGATCACCAGCTTCAGCCGCAAGGAGGCGCTGGAGGAGGCGATCACCGTGTCGGTCACGGCCAAGCCGACCTACTCGACCCGTGCCCCGGCGTGGGTGGAACCGACCCCGTAACCCCGGCAGGCGGGGCGGGTGGTCGCGTTCCGGCCGCCCGTCCCGCCGCCTGATTCCCGTACTCAACGGAAGGAGTGCTTACCGATGAAGACCTTCAACGACAACGCGGGCCGCACCTGGACCGTGGCGGTCAACGTGGCCGCGATCAAGCGCGTCCGGACCGCGCTCGATGTGAACCTGATGGAGGCGGTCGAGGGCGATCTGCTCGAGCGTCTGTCCTCCGATCCCGTGCTGCTCTGCGACGTGATCTACGTGGTGTGCAAGCCCGAGGCCGACGCCCAGAACGTGAGCGACGAGGACTTCGGACGGGCCATGGCGGGCGACGCCATCGAACACGCCACCACCGCGCTGCTGGAGGAACTGGTCGATTTTTTCCCCCAGGGCAAGCGCCGGGTGCTCCACAAGGCGCTTGCGAAACTCCAGGCGGTGGAAGCGAGGGCGGTGGAGTACGCCCAGGCGAGACTGGAGGACCCCGAACTGGACCGCCGGATCGAGGCCGCGCTGAACTCGCCTACCGATCTCTCTTCGAGCTTGCCGCCGTCGTCGGAGTAGACCCCGGGCCGCACACGCTGCGCGAGCTGCTCTGGATGTCCGAGTCCCGCAGCCGTGATGCGTGGCGGCATACGGCGGCGGTCCTGGCGCTGATCGCCAACGTGAACCGCGACCCGCGCAAGCACCGCCGTTTCAAGCCGGAGGATTTCAACCCGCACGAGCAGAAGCCGAAGACCGTGATCAAGGGCAAGGGCCTGCGTATCCTCCGGGACATTTTCGTCAGCCGTGAACCGAACAGAAGGACCAGCTAACCGATGCCGTCCAGTGCCGACATTCGAGCCGGAGCCGCCTACGTGGAGTTGTCCGTCAACAACTCCGCGCTGGTGCGCGGCCTGAAGGCGGCCCAGCGGCGGTTGAAGGGGTTCTCGGCCTCGGTCGCCGCCGTGGGCAAGCGCATGATGCTGATGAGCGGCATGATGGCCATGCCGTTCGTCGGCGGGGTGAAGGTGTATGCGGACTTCGAGCAGCAAATGGCGAATGTCTCGACCATGCTCTCGGAGCCCGAGAAGCACATGCCCGGCTTCCGGGACAGCATCCGCGACATGTCGGTCGAGTTCGGTGAGAGCACCGAATCGCTGGCGAAGGGGCTCTACGACATTCTGTCCGCGTCGGTTCCCGCCGAGAAGGCGCTGGACGTGCTCGCGACCTCCGCCCGCGCCGCCAAGGCCGGACTGACCGACACCGGCGTCGCGGCCGACGCGATCACCACCATTCTCAACGCCTACGGGCTGGAGGCGGGGCGGGCCGCCGATGTGTCGGACTGGCTGTTCACCATCGTCAAGCGCGGCAAGACCACCTTTGCCGAACTCGCGCCCAGCATCGGCATGGTGGCCACCACCGCTTCGACCGCCGGGGTGTCCATGGACGAGATGGGCGCGGCGCTGGCGACCATGACCCGCAACGGCGTCAAGACCGAGAACGCGGTCACCGCGCTCAACGCCATCGTCTCCAGCTTCCTCAAACCCACGTCCGAGGCGGCGGAGTACGCCCGCAGTCTCGGTTTCGAGATGTCCTCGGCAACCCTCGAATCCGAGGGGCTGGTGGGCGTGTTCAAGCGCATCGGCCAGCTGCCGCCGGATGCCATCGCCAAGCTCTTCCCGAACGTGCGCGCCCTCCGGGGTGTGCTTCCGGCCCTCAGGAATATGCAGGGCTTCGGTGACGACCTGGCGGCCATGGGCGGCCGTGCCGGGGCGACGGGCGAAGCCTACGGCAAGATGACCAAGACGCTGACGCACAGCTTCAACCAGCTCAAGCAGGCGGGGCTTTCGGTGCTGTCGGTGATTGGGGAAGCGCTCGCCGAGCCGGTCGGCAAGGCGGCCAAGGCGATCACCCGCTACGCCAAGATGGTCCGGGAACTGATCCAGAACAACAAGGGCATGGTGCTCACTGCCCTGAAAGTCGTGGCGGCGGTCGGAGCGGTCGGCGGCATCCTGGTTGCAGTGGGTTCTTCGGCTGCTGTGTTGGCGTTCGCGCTCGGCGGGCTGGCTTCCATCGCCTCGGCGGTGGGCACGGCTATCGGCGTCATCGGCAGCGTCATCGGCGCGCTGTTGACCCCCATCGGCCTGGTCTCGGTCGCGGTGGTCGCCCTCGGCGGTTACCTCGTCTACGCCTCCGGGGTCGGCGGCAAGGCCATCGCCTGGCTCGGGGAGCACTTCGCCTGGCTGAGCGAGACCGCCCGGGCCGCCCTCAAGGGCATCGGTGACGCTCTGGCCGCCGGGGACATGCAGCTTGCTGCCCGCATCCTGTGGCTGTCACTGAAACTCCTCTTCCAGAAGGGCGCGAGCAGCCTGCTGGCGATCTGGCTCGACCTGAAGAACGGCATCCTCAACGTGTGGATCAGCGCCAAGGCCACACTGCTCAAGACCTGGCAGACGCTGTGGTTCGCGCTCAAGGAAATCGCCATCAAGACGGGCATCGCCGAGCCGCTCCTGGAGGGGTTTCACCTGATCGAGTTCGGCTGGCTTAAGGTCACCCAGGCCATGGGCCAGATGTGGATGGAGCTGGTCAGCCTGATCTTCAAGGCCTGGAACCGGGTGCAGTCGGGCATCAAGAGCGCCCAGCAGTGGA